TCTGCTGCAGTTAAAGCACAAAACGCTTCAGGTGGTGGTGGAACAGTAGCAGTTAATGCTCCAGTTACAAACAACTCCAATGTAACTCAAATAACAAGAGCACCAGTAAGAAATCCTGAGTCATCAGCAAGTAACTGGATGCGATCTAAATTCGCATAAAACAAAAAAGGGGATCTTTCGATCCCCTTAAAACTTTATTAGGAGTAAGTTTTATTCTTCAGCAGCAATCTTCTGGAAGTAAGACATTACATCTTCATCGTCATCCATTGACTTCGCAACAGGTGCTGGCTTAGAAGCCATCTTTGGCGCAGAAGCAACAGGACGATCTTCTTCTTCAGACATCTGAGCAGCAGACTTGCTAGCGAATGTATCACCAGAAAGAACATCATTCAACTTCTTTTTCAACTCATCATATGATTTGAAGTTCTTGCGATCCAAGAATTCAGCCAATTTATATTGTTGGCTGGCGATCTTAACGATCTCTTCATCAGAGCCAATTGGTGATGGTTCCATAAATGCAGACTCATCATAGTTAGCGTAACCATCTTTCTTACGCATACGCAACTTGAAGTTTGCACCTTCCCAGAAATCAAACACATTCACAGGTTTCTCATCCTCGAAAGTAGGACGTGCTTTGTCCATAATCTTATCAAAGATTTTCTTACCAAACTTAAACAAGAATACCTTGCCTTCGTTCTCTGGATGCTTAGGGTCAGAGACTACCAACACGTTTGCAGTGAAACTCAACTTGCGTTTCTGCTTACGTGCAATCTCTTTATTAGCTTCAGAACCAGAGTTCCAAAGTTGGGTGTTCAACTCACCAACAGGATCGTTCTCACCAAGAGTAGTTAGGGAATTTTCGATGTACCACTTGCCAGTTGGACCTTGGAATCCGTGAGAGAAGATACGAACCCATGGGAGTTCATCGCCTTCAACACGTGGTAGGAATCGGAGAGTTGCTGTGCCATTGCCAGCTTTGTCACCTTCAAGACGCCAGAAACGATTATCATCGTATGACTTCTTTTCAGTAGAGGGATTAGCAATCTTGTCGAATGCTCCAGCGATTGTGCCGAAGTCTTGATTGCGCATTTTACGGAGTGTTTGAATATCCATTTTGTATTTCCTTGTATTTACGGTTTATCTTTAGTATGGTCGATTTGTATATCATCATTTAAATCAACTTGATCATCAAAGTCTTCATCGTTTAAATCATAATCATCTTCAACATAACTATTTATCGTTCTCATTCCACCACTCTTTCGATTGTTAGAATGTCTGGCAGGTTTCCCCGAACGACCACCAGAAAACCCATCATCAAAACCCTTTGATGATTTGTAATATGTCTTGCCCATGATTTAATTCTCGAATTCTTCCAAGAAGTGACTAAAAATCTTTTCTACTTTGATTCTATCGTATTTAACAAAACCAGTCAACTTTTTTATTCGCAACATTTCTTGATTCCAAATGTATTTGATAGAATTGTTTTCTTGCCATTTTTCGAGTATTGGATGTATGTCATCTATGATTCTAAGGGTTTCAATCGAGATTTTACCACCAATAAACAACTCAAGTAGTACTGGATAGGCAGAATCTATAAAATTAAAAATTGATGCAGTTGGTAATTTATTAACTTCAATATGTGTTAGTATGATTGCAAGATCGTCAATAAATTTTTGAGTGATTGATTGCTTTCTTTTGGTCCATTCAGTTAGATTATCTTCAGCTTCTTGTCCTGCATAAATTGCAGTCTCATTACCATATGCAAAGTTAGCTACAAAAAACTGAATTATCTCCCTGTCCTCACTATACTTATTAGCGAGTTTCTCAAATATATATCTGTCATTTCTAGCGTTAAATGCTTCACGTGTACCTTTAACATTTCCTCGATTTTCGAAGACATTAAATTTTTCAGTGGTAAAATGAAGTTTAATTGCTAGGTAATAACGGTATGCTTTAAATCCGTCCACTTCGTGCTTTCCTACACAGTTCTCTTATCTCAGGTGTAAAATCTGGTGATATTTCTGACCATGTACAGTCGATTCGAATAGTTCTTTTCTCTTGATTTGCAACAGTGTAGAAAAGAGAACCCATAATAATTAGATAAACCACCACAGGTATGATCAACCAAAAGTGAGAATGAAACTTAAACATCTAATTTTGCTTGTTTTGGTAGATAGTTCAATTCACGAAAGTCCATCTCAATTTTATCTTTTAGAGATTTATTTATCAGACTTGCAATATCATCTGGTTCCAAGTAATTTTCTTTACAGTATTCAAGAACAGCATCCATGTAGGTTATCTTTCGATCACGTACAATTTCTTCAATATGTAAAGAAAATTCGTTGGCTGTTTTAAACATTTGCTTCTCGTTTAATGTAGTATTCTGTAATTCGAATGTCTCGGCAAAGTTCATTATATTCTTTCGTCTTTTCGTTGTACAATTTCCAAACTGGCGTATTGGTGTTTTCTGGAGACATTTTGTTAGAAAATTTGTCCAAGAACATAGTGAAGAATTTGTCCAACTTCATAAGTTGCAGTTGTTGATCTCGATATTTGATCTGTAAGTCTGTCATAATTTTATCTTATTTATCATTGCAAGACAAGTTTACCATATTACCACCATAGAAGGCAACATCCATAACGAGGGCTTCGTTCTCACCTTCCAATTTCTCAATACGCTTTTTAAGAAGTTCAATTTCATCATGGAATTTCTTAACAACAATTTCCATTTGTGCTTCTTTCTCAGCACATTTAACGCAAAATTCAGTCATCGTTTAACCCTTTCAATTAAATCTTTTGCTTCTTGCATCATCGAATATTCCAAAAGTTTTTCAACGATGTCAACATTCGGTTCATATAAACCAGCCAATTGATGCGCACTCAATTCGACGAATCCAGAATTAGGTGGGACTGTATAAGTGTATGTGATACTACTATAATACTTTTTAGGTTCCATTAACCTCTCCTCATAGTTGCAATTTCGACTGCCTGTTCGTCAGTAAAAATTGGTACAGCATTAGACTTATGCATGGTTCCAATACCCTTAATTGCATTACCTGTGTAAACCTTATCAGGTGCTTTAGTGCATGGACCAGCAGTGAATGGAAGACTTGGAATCTTAGGGGTCTCCCGACCAGCAGGTTTTCCAAGTGAGTATACATCACGGAGTTGTTGCGTTTTTGCAGGCGCAACAGTCTTTGTGGCATACTTCTTAAGTAGTGCTTGCCAGCTAGCGTCAAGTTCACGCTGTTTAGCATTCGGTTTGCGTTTCTTCGACTTACCTAGAGATGTGTGTAGCATTTGCATGATTAAGCAGCTTTCAACATAATTGTGGGATACTTGACGAAACCAGATGTGTCCTTCTTGGCACGACCCTTAGCGTACAAACCAACAACCACACCCTTAGGATCCAAGAATCGCAGGTCACTTTCGTCGCCATTGAAGACGACACGACCATTGTAAGACTCAGGCATGGGCTCAGTCTTTTTGAGACCAAACACAGTCGCCACATTCATACCTTGTGAGATAGCCTTCAGAACATCCGCATCATTGCCATCAGCAGCGGAGAATGTAAGGTGATAGTTACGGATGTGCGAAACCTTGCGACCAAGGATTTTAGTGTAGTCATAAAATTGTACCTCAGGAAACATTTGAAAGATATTCAGACCAGTGTCACCAATGGTGTACTTCTCCCAAGCCAAGTCAGAAGTACCATTGAGACGAAACACAGGAATCATTCCCTTCTTCTTTGAATACTGGATGGCTCCATCAATCTCTTTAGTCAGCTGATTGAAGAATGCATCACGATTCTCGAAGAACATACGAGTGCGACGTTTGCGTGCTTCTTGCACCACATTAGTGGTTTCACCCTTCTTGAACATACCACCATGACCAGCAGTATTCAGACAAGCAGCAGTGCAACCAGCAGTGCGTTTTGCACAGGTCTCATAACCAGAGACATTCGCAGGGGACAGATGGAGGATAAATGTATTGTATCCACGAGTCATACCCTTCAAAATTTTAGGATTCGCAGTGCTAAGCAGTTTCATAACAACCTTTCTCATTCACGATAAGGTATATTATGCCCCATTCCTGGATCAAAGACAACAACTTTCTGGAAATAACCCCCAGTTTTTGGGGGTTATTAAAAGTAAACCTAAAGTATTACTTTTTAGAGTTTCCTGTAGGGGTAGTTGGAATATTAGAGGCATAGACGATACAAATAGTGTCGTTTCGGTTTGCATATGCGCAACGAACAGCTAATGGGTCAATACCTTTAACGATTGCATTTTCAATATTCTTTTCAATCGATTTAGTTTGCACATAAGAATCATTTGCAACTGCTCCAACAGCAACCATTGTAACGAGTGCAAGCGCAATAATAAAAACATTTTCTGACATAATAAAATCCTTTAAAGAAAATTTTGGTTTGGTTTTTCTATCAAATAATCCTGTTACCATGATCCGTCATCCAATACTGCTCTAATAGTTAATGGACCAAAGGTGAGGTAGAATCCATAATATGCTGGATCCATATCTGTTGGTGTTTGAAACGAACCACTAATTGTCCAGTGATATGGATTTAGTACAAAACTAACCCATACACCAGAATACTTACAATAATTAAGAAAGTTCTTTAATGTCATCGCAGAGTCCTAACTTCTTTGCTTCGTTAGCACTAAGCCAAATATCTTGAGGTGGCAATAGCACTTCACGAATCTGTTTCTCTGATAACCCAGTACATTTCTTGTAATGAGAAATCATCTTCTTGGTAGTTAAATCAAACTCTTTCACAGTAGCGAACAATTCATGTTCTTTACCAAACGCACCCCAAGAATATTGGTGCGAGAGTATTGATGTATTCGGTGTTAAAAGACGATGTCCTTTATGTCCCGCAATAAAAATCATCAAACCAGCAGAAGCAACTTGACCAAGTCCAATTGTTCTGATTGGAATAGAAGAGCCACGAATTGTATCAATCAAAGCGAATGCTGCATTTAAATCACCACCTGGACTGGTGATAATCAAATTCATTAGCTCTGGTGGCTCTTCAGAGAAGTTTGCTTCGAAGATCCATTCAACTGCCTGCTTTACACTTGTTAGTGTAACTTCTTCCATCAACAAGAAAAACGAATGTTTAGAAGACTGATTTTCTGTTAGTTGAATGTTCATTTTTTGCATCATTTTTAGGTTCACTTTCTTTATAAAAAATATGTCTTCCAATGGTGGTCGTTCTTTCCAACTTCCATCTTGGATTTACATAGTCAGCATGATAAAATAATGCACCATATGTAATGTCAGTTAGCTTTTCGTAGTTTGCATAAACATCAAGAGCAACCTGCATTGCTAGTTCATATACTTCATCTTTCTTGGCTTTTACATTTTCGCAAAACCAAGTGAACTGACATGTTGATTTTATCCTTTGTTTCACTACAGAGCAAATATCTTTTGGATATCTTGGGTCTTGTAGTCTATTCATTGTTACAAGTGCGACTGCGATTTTACCTTCGTGGGGTTCATAACCTGCTTCATAATAGATGTTGTCTGCGAGACAAC